CCTAAACGGTGCAGCGTAGCGGTGAGCATCGCCGACCCGTCTAGGTTGATGTCTACCGAACGATGGTTTAGGTGTTTCTCTACCGGAGCCATCAGCCAATTAGAGAAAATGTAGTGCCATAACGTCACACCGTATATCGCCCTGGCTTTACCTCCTGTCTCATTCAGCTTCATATGTGCTTTTGCCACAATCTTCGGCGATGTTTCAGTCAAGATTTTCAACACTTTGTCTCGCGGGATTGCTTCCATAACCGAACGCTTGGTGGGTCTAGGGCTCAAACCGTATTCTTTCAATACGAGATCACGCATCGGAGAGTTCTTGAGCGCGCTAGGTATGCCAGCTGATGAACCAGAGACCAGCCACTCATATGCGTTATCCATGAATCGGTCGAAACTTTGGGGTACGGCTTTCGGGTAAGCAGTTTCGACCACTGAATTGACAGTCTCATTTATTATCTCCGTGGCCAGCTTTTGGCTATAACGGTGCCCATCCCAAGCTTGGATAGGGTCCGGGTGGCTTGCTTTGTTGGCGAACTCTTCAGCCCAGTCTACCAGGACGCCTCCTCTGCCGTACAAAGCTTGTAGATACAGACTTTGTGACCAGTCTTCTTCGGTTGCTTGTACATGCGGTGGGTAGCCGTGTTTCCGCAAGTCATCGTGTATGCTTTTCGCTTTTGTGACCCAGTCATCCTCGTTCGTCTGGTAAAGGCCTTTTCCGACCCATAACCACTGCCACGCAGCTGACCCGATTTGATTAGACACCACCCATGCCGCGACCGACGTCACGAATTCCGCCGCTTGTCCTTGTGAACGTAGCAGCCAAGCCGCTGCGCAGCCGAATCTAGCATGAGGTTTCATGGTTTTAGAGTTTTTAAGTTTTTCGATGATTATCTTGCACATGTCTTTGACCTGCAGGTTGTTTTTCTTAGACGTGGTCGCGTTCCTGTGGGGGAAAGCCGTTTCCATTGTCATCAACCCGCGGATCTGGTCGCAGACCCGGGCCGCTTGTGACATGATGGCCGCGCAGCCGCATTCGCAGGGTCCTACTTCGGATGGTTGAGCGGGGCTACTAGCTTTAGGTGCAGCTGACAGCAGTGACCTGGGCGGCTCTCTATGTGGGAATAGGTCTGCATGGGTCTCCAACAGCCCTTGTTTGGTCAGACTATTGACGTTATACCTTTCAATCGCTTGCTCGTATATCACTGACTTCTTTTTGTCAGACATTGCAGCTGCTGGCTTAGCCGCGGTTTTGGAACGGTCGCCCGCAATGCTGGCAGGTGCATGGGGAAGCTGCCTCGTAGGATGGGTATCCCAATGATGCTCCGCTAAGTAGAGGACCTGCTTGTAGTCGGGTTCACCAACTACACACGTAACCACTTGGTCTGGTAAGCGGCACTCGACTAGCATCGCATCCACCTTCAAAACGCCCGCGATGACAGAGAGTTCGTCCAGCGATAGTTTGTCAGGTAAAGCAGCTGCCCACGTTGGGTCATTCCCTAACCGGCTTGCCACTGCGCGTTTCAGCGCCTGGACAGTCGGGTACCCTACTCCTAGTCTGACCAAGCCCTGCCAACCGCAGTTCTCACTGAGACCGCGCTCCTCCCCAATCGTGAAGCTGCTTACTTGGAGCAGTGACGAGGAGCAGCCCTGGTACGTCTCGATCTCTCTCCCTGTGCAGAAGGTGGCTAGTTTGCGGAAGATAGCCTGCCTCTTCAACATCCCTGCTGCTTCAGCCGCATCAACTGCCGATGTGATGGAATAGGCCTGCGATCCGTTCACATCGTCGGGGGGATCCTCTGTTTGTGGGCAGCCATAGACAAAGCCTCCATACTGAATGTCTGATCCTGCGACCGATGGAGTGATGCCCATATATTGCCAGGAGTTGTAAAGCTCAACCGCTTCTGCTGGATCGCGTTCGGGCTGATCTAGGTGTGCAGCACCAGCTGATCCGACATCGTGGAGCTTGACCCCATATTTCTTCACTAGGGCGATCTTCTCCCGCAGAGCAGGATCCATTGCTGGTATAGTCACGCGCCCAGTGCTAGCCGTCCAAACAATGTCAAATGGGAGTAGTTCGCTTTGGCCGCTAACCACCACATCTAGTATTCTGTACCTCCTCAGGACTTGTAGCTCGTTTACCGTCGTTACAAAGTGCGCCGGGGTCAGTGTTCCTTCTGGCTTCCACAGCCTGTTGAAGTTGGGACCGTGGCTCAGGTAGCTGCGGCTGGCCCGGATAGGGACGAGGTTGTGTTGCCACAATGCTAACCTTCTATAGTTCCAGAGAGGCGGGGGGACCAGCGATCCCGCGGGCACAAATGATGTTTGTAACCCAGCCAACTCGATGGCTGTGCTGGGGAAGTGCATGAGTTTGCAGAGGATTGTAGCTGTAAAAGATCCTGGTCGGCTCAATGCCATAGCCACCGTCCTAATGACGTTTGCTGCGGTGTTCTGACTAATTGCTACTCCTTCACGTTGGGCAAGCTCGGCTTCAGCTACTTCTCCCAAAATACCGATCATGACAGATTGACTGGTAGACCAAGCCGCAGTTGTTGCCGTCGGTGACGACAGATGTAACTGTCTAACAGCGTCTAAACCTTGTCCGAGTTCGACAAGTCCTTCGAACCAGTCCTTAGAATGCACCGGTTCTGGTAGAGTTATCGGAGTGCCAACAACTGTCATCAAGGGTATGAGTAGAGCCACATAAAGCGCATCATTCATCTGGTCGTCAAGCCCAAATTTCATAGAGTACATCTCCATGAAACTCAAGATTAAGTTCGGGTTGGTCCACCAACTTGGCGCTGTGGATGGATAGATGACTGTATGCTCTGATATCACACACATCTGCGTACGCATACGTCGCCGCCAAGCACCGAACGGCGTCTTGTACAACGTTCCGAGTGCGTGCGTCCGTGCCGCGAAAATCTCCTGGCTCGGGAGACAACACATTGCCCAGAAAGTCGCGTAGTCTTGCGGCATACCAATGCAGTTGACGATCTCTTTGCCTTGCTCTGCTACTGAGCTGATCCAGTTGGTGTCTTTATAGATGTTGTAAGCGTGGCCTGCGGTACGTTGGCCAAGCTTGGAGCACACCAAGCCGGCAGCGTGAGCAGCACAGGCGTCAAAGTAGTATTGCCATGCCGCTACTAGCA